TCTGTATTTGAATCTGGATGGTACGACCTTGCAATTGCAATACCAAAATTCAAAAAAGCCTTGATGTCTAACCAAATGACAATCAAATACCATATAGAGCTATCTGAAGACTACTTTGAATTAATTTTCAAAGAGGAAGGAATCACAGACGACAAGAAAAAACAAGCTCGTATTGCTCTTGAATATAAAAACTTTGAGGAATATCTCAAAGGTTCTGAAAATTCAGGGAAATCTGTGATAAGTAAAGTCAAATATTTTGCTGACGGCCGAGAAAAGAGAATGATCAAATTCAACGTCGTAGATAACAAACTTAAAGACGGTGCTTACATCGAGGATAGCGAAGAAGTATCAAACATTCTATCTTACTCGCTTGGGGTACATCAATCTTTGATTGGTTCAACTCCAGGGAAAAATAAAACGATAAACGGAACGGAAGCCAGAGAACTATTCATTATCAAGCAACAATTGATGAAAATGTATAGAGATCGTTTGTTGATGCCTCTTTATATCGTTAAAGCCATCAACAAATGGCCAGACGATATTTTCTTTAGAATTCCAAATCTTGAATTAACCACGCTGGACAATGGTACCGGCAGCATTAAAACTTTAAGCTAATGTTATTCAAAACCATCGAAAACGTTAAAAATCATTTCAAAATATCAAGCACGCTTCAGCTTGTTGATATTACTCCTGCTATTAATCTTGTAGAAAACAAACGAGAATATTTGAAAGAATACATCGGAGACGATTTGTACAATGCTCTTTCATCACATGTTGCTGAAGAAGGAACTACAGAAAAATATGAAAATATACTGGAGTATATTCGCCCAGTTATCGTTAACTTTGCCTTTTTTCACGCTGTTGACAAACTTGACCTCAATCTGTCAAGCAATGGCTTTGTCGTTGACAGCACTTCAACATCTGCTCCTGCTTCTGCTAATAGAGTAAATAAATTTAAAGAGAACTGTTGGGACGACGCTCATATAGCACTCAACAATCTCTTATTATTTTTAGAGGAGAATGCCGACACATATCCTGATTGGAAAGACTCTGATGCTTACACAGAGTATTTTGAAATTTACCTTAAAAACTCTTACGACTTTCGGAAACATGTTGATATTGACATGTTGACGTTTGTAAAATGGCGTGCAACTATTAAGGTCATTCAAGAGAATGACATTGTGCCTATTATATCAACGGAACTTTCTAATCAGATTGTTTCAGAAATAAAAGCTGACAACGTTGCAGCTGTAAATCAGAATTTATTAAACCTCATACTTCCTGCTCTTGCTTATTTAACTTCTGCAGAGAAAACGGCAAACGACCGACATAAAAATCTTGGAGATTTATATGTTGGCAGAATTCGCCGATTATTAGACGAAAACGAAGAAGATTACCCTCTGTGGGCTAATTCTGATGTTTATCCTGCTCGCACAACATATCAGGAAAAGGAAAACGATGAGGCAAGTGGAATTATTAAATTAGGTCATTAATATGGAACAAACGTACAGTATCTTATTGTCTATTGCGGGAACCCTTATAGTCTTGTTATTAACAATTATAGGCTTTTTCCTTAAACAGAGAATGGCCTCTATTAATATTTCTGACGAAGCTGTCCAAAAACTGGACAAAGCTGTAGATAAGTTGATTTACACATTGAATGATTTTAAGAAATCTTACGACAAATCTCACGCAGAAATATGTCGCAAGTTGGAGGACCACGAACATCGAATTAGTAAAAACTCAGAAAGAATTATCGAAATTCGATCTGCTATAAATAATTAAAACATGAGAAAATTAATACTTCGCATCCTAATCTCAATATCAATTGCCGGAAGCGGTGCAATTGGTGGATATTATATACATACATCCAAGATGGATGAAAGCCATGTTAGAGTGGTGGTTGATGCTGGACATGGTTCTATTGTTAACCTCGTCTATCAAACGTTCGGGAAACAATCTCCCGAATGGCCTTGTGGATTGAAAATATGGGAAGGTGCTAGTAATAAACTATTTGCCTATGATTTGGTAAGAGAATTAACCATAAACGGAATTGATGCTCAATTACTCAATCCTGAATTGGAGGATATTTCTTTAAAAACCAGAGTATCTAGGGCAAACAGTATATATACACGAGATAAAAGAACAGTTTTCATATCATTACACCATGATGCGCAGCCTATTAATGAAACGGCAGACTATACGGATAGTGATGGGCTGCAAGGTTGGACTAAAGGAGGTGCCAATCATATAATAGTATTTACTTCTGTTGGAGAAACAGAAAGTGATATCCTTGCTAATTATATAGCCTGGGAATTGGGCAAGGTTATGCCGATGCCAGTCTATGTAAGGGAGTTCAACTATTATGTATTGACTAATACGTATTGTCCGGCTATTCTTATTGAATTTGGGTTCATGACAAGCTACGAGAGCTGTCAATATATAGCAAGCGATGAGGGGCGGAAAGATTACATAAAAGCTGTATCTAAAGGTATTAAAATGTTTAATATAAAAAGAAAAGCAAATGAATAAAAATGATGTAAAATTCTGGGCTGTTTTTGGTTTAGTACTCTTTGTTTTCTGCTCTTTATATTTCTTTCCTAAAGAGAAGGAAAGTGAGATACAGCAAGTTTACAGAATGGCTGAAAGAAAGAAAACTATTGATAGCCTACAAGCTATTGTAGATGATTATAAAAAAGTAGAAGCTGAAGAAATTGCAAAATATTTTCACAATAAATATAAAGATAATTATGAAGAAATTGATAGTAATAGTTACAACGCTGATGTTGTTTTGGTGCAGCAGCTCATTTCTAATGGCTCAAGGAACCCCATTAATCCTTAATGGAGAAAATGGAATTTTCTTTAATCATAAAGAAATTAAACAACTGAACAAACAGCTTACCGAGAGGTTACAGCTAATAGAACATCTTGACAGCTTGACTAATGAATACGATTCGCTTGGTGTGAAGTTCGACCAAAGAGGCATGATTATTCAGTTGCAACAAATGCAAATGGAAGACATGAGTAATCTTCACAAAGAACAAATGAGGAAAACTAAATTAGTAGCAACAGGCACTACAATTCTTTCCGTTGGTTTATTGATTAAGTTGATATTTTTTTAGTTATAAATACCATCTATTGCTTTTCTTAATTAATTGCTTTGTTTATGCCTTAAGGCTGCCTTGTGCAGCCTTTTTTTTTCTCCATACTCCTATTTTTTGTCAAATGTATTGATTGTTAGCTCACAAAGTCAAGGGCATGCATTTCATGTTTGTTCAATTTGTTTCAAATAGACATAAACCCTTGACAAGAAGTGAAAGCTAAAATCAAAGTGATTGCCATAAAATTTAATTATGGCGCGCTTGAAGCCGAAATAAGTCCCAAAGGCATGGGCAGCAATAATGAATACATTTGAATTATTTATCGACTACATTGAAAACATTTATTTCGAAGGCTGGCTTGAAACTGCATCAGAAGATAATATCGACTACGAATACAAATTATTCTTAAGTACGTATTTCTAAGATGTAGCTTGCTACATCTTTTTTTTGTTCGCTGTCCTTTTCTTCTGGCAGCCTTAAGTGTATTTTTACCGTATGGAAATAAGGATAGACAATGATGTATTTAACATTCCTGGTAATTGGAATGCCCTAACAAACGATCAAATATCAAGACTTTCTGAGCTTGCTATTTGTGGGGTCAATCTCACCGTTCCACAATTCCAAACGTATTTGCTCGTGAAAATACTGAATTTAAAGGTTTTAGATAAAACAAAGTTGATTGATGGCATTACACACTTTTACATCAAAAAAAAACGAAGTTATTACGTTGTTAATGCAGAACAAATCTCTGCTATCTGTAGCAAACTAGATTTCCTCTTTTCTATTAAAAAAGATAAAATCATTCTTGACAGTAAGCTCACAAGAAATCCGGTTCCTTATATTAAAATAAGGGGTAAAAAATATTACGGTCCTTCAGATTTACTTGGAAATATTTCCTATTCCGAGTTCATCCACACAGAGCGGTTTTATGATTTATATGTCCGTTCAAAAAATGAATTGTATCTTGATTATCTTCTCTGCACGCTTTACCGCAAAAAAGCTTATTCAGAAGATACAGGAGATGTAAGAGAAGATTTCAACGACTTCGTTTTAGACAAAATCTGTCCAAAATTTAAGCGAGTGGATCCTGCAATAAAACATTCTATATTTTTATTCTATTGTGGGGTGAAAAATTACATGCGAAATCAATATAAATATTTGCATAGCAATACAATTTCTGAGAAAGACACAGACAGCAGGGATAATATTATTGATTCCATGCTGCGTATCTCTAATTCATTAGCCAGCGGAGATCCTTCGAAAGTTGAGAATGTCAGAAATTCGTACCTATTAGATATAATGATTGCTTTGGACGAAAAAGCTAAAGAAGCTATTCGCATGAAAGAAGAAATGGATAAACTTAAAAAGAAAAAATAATGTCTGCAGAACTTTTTAATTTCAGAACATACATGAAGGCGATTGCGATTTCCCTAGTCGATATAGCCCACACAGAAACTACTCCTAAATTTTTCAGGGGCAGAAATGCCCGAACAGTTGATGAAATGCTTGGCAAAGATCCTTATGCCGGAACATCTTCTTGCTTAAACATACTTGACCGTAGAGATGGCAAATACGTACACACGCCAAACTCTTTGGCCGACCAGCAAGTTTATACTTTCATGGTAACATCTAATGTTCACGATATTACCGACGATGACGAGTATGATACTGTTATCGATGCATCCTTGCTTGTCTGCAAAAAAATTATAGCAAAAATTATCAAAGATGCTGACGCTGATGGACAACTTCCTCACGCTTCCGGAACCGGTCTGCGCGACCTGGACAAAAATTCAATTAGTTATCAAACAATAGGTCCGCTTGGAAGATCTCATTACGGAACAATGGTAACTTTTTCTTTGGTGCAATATCCTAAAGTAATGCAGCAGTACGACGAATCAGATTGGACATAATGCTAGCTAAAAATCAAATAATTGAACAATGGGCGGAGGTAACGCTCAGCATTTGGGCTGAAAAAATGAGCCAGCTTGGCGTAAGTAATTCGTTTGCTCATGCAAACTCTTTTGAGTTTGAATTAATGTCTTCAGGGGCTGACATTTCTCAAGTTGTGTTTGAATATCCTTTTTTCTTACGCTTTACAGACATGGGTGTTGGGAATGGAGTCTCTATGGAAGAAAGAGAAAACTCAAACAGAAAACAAAAACCATGGTATTCTTCTACGCTTATCCTTGAAACCCGAAAACTAGCAAATATTCTTTCCGCTAATTACGCCCACAAAGGCGCTGTAATTGTGCGAGATATGTTTGTATAATTAAACATTTAACATCTCGTTAAGAATTTTTTTTTAAAAAAACTTGCATATACCCAAAAAAAGGTATATTTTTGCTTTAACAAACAATGGGGAATATTCCTCGAACAATTAAAAAAACTATCGAAATGAAAACAATTGAAACATTAACCTCAGAATTTATTTACAAAGTAAAATCAGTACTAGACAGTGCAGATTGGAGTTATGAAATTTGCCATCCTGATAGACACCACGCAGACTTTGACAAGGCTTGTCATTATTTATACACACAGAAATTTTCAGCAAAAATGGTTGCTGAACAACTAGAAGAAAATTGGGATGAAATTATAGAAATGATTAGAGATTTAAAGAGCAGAAATTGTGCCAAAGATGACTTTAGTAATGCCGAAGTAGCTGCTAAATACATTGCCGATTCTTTGGCTCAAGAAAGAATAATGAAGTTTAGATGGACATCCACTTTCAAAGATGGCATGGATTCAAAAAAATGGTTTATATGCGATTCCTTAATATTTAAAATACAATAATCCTCGAGTTCTTCGATAGTCTCGGGGCGACTGGCAGCCGTAAGCTGCCTTTTTTTTTATCAAATATACAAATTATGAAAAAGCAAATACTAGAAGAATCAAGAAAAATAATAGGCAAATATTTAGCAGACATTGCTAAGGAAAAGAAGCTTAGCACCTACGAAGTGGCAAAGCAAGGCAATATTAAGTGGGATATTGTGAAAGCATTATTTGAAGGTAAGGGCTCAACTGTTGACACGCTTCTCACTGTTGTCAGTGTATTGAATCAGTATATATATTTTGCTGAAAAAGAAAAGAAAACAGAACCTTACGATTTTGAGGATTTAATAGAAAAAGGAATAGGAAAACACCCCGAAAACTAGCAAATATCCTTTCTGCCAATTACGCCCACAAAGGAGCTGTAATTGTGCGTGATATGTTTGTGTAATAAAAACATTTCCTTTGTATTAACGTTAACACATTGCTTAATTTCCCTCTTCCTTATATTTTTTCACTATATTTGTCCCAACAACTAAATTGTATATTATGGAAACAAGTTATCTAGTCCTAGTCTGCGCTGTATCTTTTGCAGTTATTATTGCGTTTTTTCTGTTATGCAGCAATGTATCACAAATTAAAAAAATACTTGAGCAACAAATGGAAAAATCTAAACCTAAGCAGAATGAAACCCATAACTGGGAGTGCCCAAAATGTGGATTTAAAGACAATAATAATGATTCTTTCACTTGTAAAAAGTGTGGGTATAGGCTGAAATAAATTAAATTTTACAGCCCATTTAATCAGCCACTTACAAACTATTTTCAAAAATAATCCAAAAAAAACTTGCTTACCTTGTTTTTGTTTTCTTATATTTGTCTCGAACAATTTCGAAACGTGAGCAATTACATCGTTATTTTGGAAACTTAACATATTGCTCCCAAATCTTGGTACATTTTACCCGTTTGCTCGGTTTCGATGTTGTTCAGCCAAGTGGCGGGAGCATTTTTATTAAATGAACAACATCGAAACCTTAAACAATGCACTTATCAAGGATAAGTTAATTGTAAACGATCCGGAGATCGTGAAACTCTCCATTCAGATTAATACCATACTACACAATTTTCTTTGCTCCTCCCCTGCGGATGAAGTGAAAGAAGAAGTGAACCAAATCTTACGGATAATAATAGCATCCGAAGAATTTGGGGAACTTGATGGAACTGACAGATCCAACATCTTCTTCACACTTCAAGAGTTCATTAGCCTAGCAGAGAAAACACAACCCCTTAACGAAAAATTTATTTCATTATTAACCCTAAAAAACAAAGCAATGCAATCAACACAAGAGCTAATTAACGAGTTAATAGACACGCTTAAGACGAACAAGCTTAGCGAAGAAGAAAGAATACTAACCCTAGAGCGCTTAAGGAATGCAGTAAATTCCATCTTCGAATAAAAATGTCCTTTATTTTTTCTTTTTTGGAAGCCATTTTTGTGCTTAAAACACAATATATATGGCTTCCAGAGAAGAAATTGCTCGCTCAAAGGTAATCGTTGACGGGCAACCGGCCGAAAAGGCTTTACTAAACCTAAAAAATCAGGCGAAGAATCTCCGCCTGGAGATGAATAAACTTCGCAAAGCAAACGACTTAGCAGGCTTTAAGGAGAAAGAACGCGAGCTAAAAGGTGTTAACCGCGAAATGCGCGTTCTTAAAGGCAAGGCCACAGACGTCGAAAGTGTGCTAAAAAAACTCAACCGTGCCACGCCTAAAGAACTTAAGGCTGCAATGCGCTCACTCAACCAGCAAGTAAACAACCTTGAGCAAGGCACAAAAGAATACATTAAGAAGTCTGAGCAACTACGCAAGGTTTCTGCAAAATATAAAAAGGTACAAGGAGAAATCAGAGGCGTTTCTAATGCCCAAACATCTTGGTTCAGCAAAGCAGCAAACGGATTCAATAAATATTTTATGATGATGGCTTCTGTTTCCGCTGGGTTCTTTGGCCTAATTCAAATGACCAGGAAAGCTACACAGGCTTATAATGAATTTGAGGAAACCTTAACCAATGTTTATACGCTGCTTTCTGATGAAGATATGACAGCATTTGGAGAAGAGCTAGAAAAAGGTTCGCTCCAGGTAATGAAAAAATACGGCAAAGAAGTACAAGATGTGAACAAAGCACTATTCGACACCATTTCTGCTGGTGTTCCTGCCGGAGAATCTATTGCATTCCTTGATCAAGCAGCACGACTTTCGGTTGGAGGGGTAACAGAACTCTCCACAGCAACTGACGGTATGACTACTGTACTCAACGCCTTTAATTTAGGCATTGAAGAATCCGCTGCCGTTGCAGATGCTTTTTTTGCTGCTCAAAAAGAAGGGAAAACTACCGTTGCAGAACTATCTCAAAACATTGGACAGGTTGCACCAATTGCGTATAATGTTGGCGTAAGTTACCAGGAACTGATGAGCCAAATGGCTGCCTTAACCAAGCAAGGTATCAGTACCGCAGAAGCATCTACATATTTAAAAGGAACATACACGGCGCTCATGAAGCCGTCAGAAACATTAGCGAATATGTTCCAAAATGAACTGGGATATTCTCTTACCCGGACCGAAATGCAAAGCCGTGGTTTTGCACAAGTAATGGAAGATTTAAACTTCCTTATGGAAAAATACCCGGACTCTGTTGCGGATATGATTCCAAATGTACGAGGTGTTACTGCCGCTTTTGCACTTTCGGGACAAGGCTTTGAAGAATACAACCGAATATTAAACAGCGTACAAAACGATACGGGAGAATTATCCTCCCTCAACAAAGCTTTTGGAAAACAAGAAGAAACAAACGCGCACCAACTTAAAGTAAAAAAGGCTGAACTGCGGGAACAAACTATATTGTTAGGCCAAAAACTTGCTCCTGCCGTTACCATGGCAACATCAGCCATGAGTTACTTTGTCAAAACACTTATGGGTGCCATTGATTTCTATAAGGAAAATAAAATACTCATTAATTCTATTACCAGCGCTATTATTGCCTACGGAGTTGCCGTTAAAATTAGCAATATATCCAGCATGGATTATATACGAACTTTAGTCAAGCTTAGAGCTTCCTTAAGAAAAGTTTTTGCCACGATGAAAGCTAATCCATGGGCAGCAGCGGCTGCTCTAATTGCAGCTGCAGCTGTTGCAATTTACCGGTTTACCAGAAGAACAAAAGAGGCTACAATTGAGACTGAGGATATAACAAAAGCTGTTGCTAACATGAATGTAAAATTCAATCAAGAGAAAAAAATTCTTGACGATTTATTTGAGCCATTAAAAAAGACAACGGCTGGAACCGAAGAACGAAAGGCCGCTGTTGACAAGCTGAAGGAGTTATATCCTGAATATTTGGAAAACCTTGATTTAGAAAAAGCTTCATTAGAAGATATTGAAAACCTACAGCGTAGAGCCACTGAAGCACTATATAACCACATGCTTGCTCAAATGCAAAAAAACTTGATGGACGATAAGTTCTCTAAGCAATTTGAAAAACAAGCCAAAGTTGTTCAAAACACAATAGAAAACACAGCGGATGCTCTTGTCTCGGCTGGAATGGATGAAAACAAAGCACTATTAGAATCACAAAAACTAGTTCAAGATTACTATCAATCTGTTGAAAAATTTGGAAGTGGACAACAATTCTTTTTGCAAAACAAAAAAGCAATAGTAGATGAACAGGGGAACATTACGGCAGGTGTGAAAAATGAATTTTTAGAATTATATGATGTTCAAACAGCTTTAACAGAAGGACTAGGATTATACCAATCTTACCAAAAAGAAATAGATTCAGGATTAAATAAAATTGATGCTGTTATTAATTCTATGAAAAAAAACACTGCAGGTTTATCTAATAATATGCCGACTAATGATTTCAACGAAAATGGCGGTGGCAACTACACCCCCATTGCAAGCGCTGACAAAACACAAAAAGAGCTCGATAAAGTCAAAGAAGCCTATGAAAAGTTGGAAGAAGAACTAGCTGATATTTCACTTTCTGCGCAAGGCAAACAAATAAAAGCGGTATATGACACTTACAGCAAACGCAGAGGCATCCTTGAAGAAGCTCTTGATGCAGAGGTAATTTCTCAAGAAGAATACGATGCTCGAATAATTCAGCTTGAGAGTGATAAAAATACACAAATAGCAGCTATCAATATTAAATTTCAAGAGGATGAAAAAGAGGCTAGGTTTAAACATCAAGCAGAATTACTTAAAAATGAAATCGAAGCGATCGATATTCAGCACGAAATTGATCTGCTAAAGTTTGAGGGTAATTTAGAGCAGAAAAAAGAATTATTAATAAAATACTTAGAAGAAAAAAGAGACCTAGAGCTTCTTAACGAAGAGCTTACAGAAGAGCAAAAAGAGTTAATTATACTGAAATATCAAGCAAGGATTAAAGAAGTAATTAATTCAACAGAAGAAGAGCTGATTAAACAAAGTATTGAAAACATCAATAGAATATCAGAATTAATCAACTATATAAACGAAGCTGTTAATGGGCTACAAACTGCTGTTTCTCAGTATTACGAGAATATGAATTTGTCTGCAGAACAACAACACGAGAACAAATTGAAAATGATGGAGGAACAGGGTGCAACGGAAGAAGAACTGGAAGAGGAGAAACAGCGATACGACACTGCACAACGAAAAAGAGATAGGGATAAGGCAAAGTGGGATAAGGCTTTTAGTGTTTTTAGCATTATCGTTGATACTGCAAGAGGTATAGTGAAAGCATTAGCGGAACAGAACTATGCTCATGCAGTCATGTTAGGAATTGTTGGGGCAGCTCAAGGAGCTTTGGTTGCTGCCAAACCTCTTCCGGAATATGCAGAGGGCAAATATGATGCAACAGGCAAAAGTGGAAAAAAATATAAAGATCTTCCTTATATTGGAATCCCTGATACTGGAGTATATACTTCTCCAGCTATCTTTGCGGAAGAAGACCCTGAATTAATAGTAAACGGAAGAGATACGCAATACCTCATGGCGAACTATCCACACGTTCTTAGCTTTTTGCAAAATATTCCGCAATATGCCGACGGCAAAACTACAAACACAAACACGCCCGAACAGCCTTCTATGCCAAACAACAGAAACTTTGAAAACAAAATAATAGCGCTTTTAGCTAATATTTCTAACAATACAGCTAAAGGAATGACTATAAAACAAGCATACGATGCTATGCAAGACGTGGAAGACAATTACACAGAAATTGCAAACGATTTTCAAGCATAAAAATCATGTCCTTTATTTTCGAGAATTTCAAATATATTTTTGTTGCAAATGAGCTTAACTGTCAGTAAATATCCGCCTATGATTTCCCTTGCAGGAAATCCCGTGATTTTTAAAATAATCACGGATAATCTCTTTTCTAGTGCTGGCGTTGCCTATGCAGGCGCTTTGTATAGCACCGGAACATTACTTGATGGAGACACTATTGTTTTTACCTGGGGAGAAAACTCCACAACTATCACTTTTGCAGATACTCCTTCTGATACAGAGATTGTTTCAGCTGCCTCGCTAGAACAACTAAGAGACGGTTTAAATAAAAACTATCTCTTATCACAAGATTTCCACATATATGTATCGGGTCTGAACTTGCATATCGTAGCCAGGGAAGAAGGAGAAGATTATGATCTTGACATCGACCTTTCAGGAACTTCTGCACTCGCTATTGTTGGAACTCCCACCGCTGGAGTTGATGCTGTAATGCGAACATTTTACAAACTAATTGGACAAGCGTGGAAAGATAGCGGCTCATCCGCTACTGCAAACAGTTTTATCCGTGAAGATAAACTCACACCAATACAAACCGATGATTCCGATGTTAATTACGGAAACTTCGATATTGGCGATGCCCTTACTTCTGAGTTTGAACGTAAAATGCCAAGTTTTCCACATTCTTCTTATGATTGTGGTAGAATTGTTTTAGGTTGGTTGCTTTCTTATTTTTTCCGTTATGGAGAAGAATATGCGAGCTCCGGAACATACCGCGTTTCTCAGAAAGCCATTCTCTCAACAGAGCCAATGTACGCAATTAACGGAGAGATTCCAAAATGGAAACGCCGAGAGTTTTTGGCTGAGAATGATAATTTTTATGATTGGCTACAATTAACTAGCAAATTTCTTACCTGGCATCCAGGCGATAAGCTTACATCCGAAACAATGCAGGAGAAACTGTTTTTCCTTGTGTGGCAAAACGTTTCTAATGTTGATATCAACGTTAGGGTGCATTTGCATTTTACTAATCCAGCCTTGGATTCTATTCTAACTGCAATTAAAATAGAAGACGTTAGTCAGTTCAATATTATAGAAATATTAAGCGATTACATCTCGCTTTCTTTGGCTACAAGCGTAGGTACTGACACGCTTGTTAGTTATGATGTTTACCTTGAGAGAGACGACAATAACACGAAAATTTCCGAAGAGTTTACATATGTAATGGACGAATACCGTTACAGCGAAAAGATGTTTATCTTTAAAAATTCACTAGGATTTTGGGAAACTCTGCGTTGTTATGGAACTGCTTCCACTAGTGTTGAAACCCAAAGAAACATTGCGGCTAATTCAGAACCTAGAGAGTTTGACGAAAATTTTTCGGAAAAATTCACACATCAAAACATCCTAACTAAAAAGAAAACTGTTAATACTGGTTGGCTTTCTGTTGCCGAAGCTGAATGGGTGCAAGATGTTTTACTCAGCAAAGAAGTTTTTCAAATCATTGAAAATAAGCTTTATCCGCTTGTCATTACCAATTCAGAAACATTATTACACCAAGAAGACGAAAACCTTCGCAGTGTAACTTTCGAATATGAATCTGCTTGGGATGAAACAGTTTACGCAACCGAACCAAACGACAGCTTGCAGTTTGGAGATTTTAATGATGATTACAATAACGATTACTTAATTTAAGAATTATGGCTAATACATTCACAGATTTATATAGCGAAATTGATACCTACATTAAAGCCAACGGTAATAATGAAATTACTGGTCCACAAATGCGCTCTATTTTGCTCAAGCTTCACAATATTCTTGTGAATGAATTAAGTGATGAACAAGTTCCCTTTTACGATGCTGCAACGGATAAATACCAGGGAAATGCTTCATTTAAGTTTGATTCCACAAATGCTCGATTAATACTGAAACAAATGATTTTGGAAGTTGGCGATTACGTCAATCAAATATACAATTCAGGCACATTCACAGGTGTAAACTCCAAAACACTTATTACGAAACGCTATCACGATAGCTTTCATAATATTTGGCAACCACCGGTGAATTATGCTATTGCGACGCCTGTTTCTGTTTCTAATCTTATGGGCGGACAAACGGTTGCAGGATATACGCTTGTAGCTGGAGACTTTGTTTTACTCACAAATCAAGCTTCTCCTGCGGAGAATGGACCTTATAAAGTTTCTGCAGCTGGAGGAAGTGGCGGTTCTAGACCTGAATGGTGGGATGCGTCTTTTTTACCTGAAAAGATGCTAGTTCCTGTAATAACAGGAGATAATAATCTGATTGTAATGAAGCAGGTTGAAGATGGAGGAACTGCAACTTTTGTAGAGGAAGAAATTCAAACAGAGCAAACAACGCGCTCTGATTTCACATTTGTAAATAACTTTTTAAATAATTTATAATGGCAGAAAATACTATAAAAACAACCAAAACGGTAATCAACGAAATTACCGAAATAACAGGATCAGATCCTGTAACGATTTTAACAGCTGATGAAGACAACGATCAGCGAGTAAGTGGAATTTTCGTTGCTTCTGACGACACATCAGCGCAAGATTTGACGCTTTATCTCGAAGACGCAAGTGCAACGCTCTTCCCAATTGGAGTCGTGGAAATTCCTGCAGGTTCAGGAACAGATGGTACAAATCCAATTGTTGATTTAATGGAAGCTTTTGATGAGTTTTTCAAAGAGCTTGACAACGCTGACAATCGCTTCTTCAATATTTTAGCAAACTGTAGCCTTAAGGCTGTAATGGATGCCGTTACGGCAGATAAAACTTTCACTATTGCGGTTGTAGGTTCAAAATATGATTCATAATGAATAACGGCACACAAAACGGATTACAAAACGGTTTAAATTTACCTGGAAAGCGAAAAGCAAGCTATTCTGTTTATGACGAAAGCGACGTTTTACTTGCTTCCGGAAAAATTAAAACCGGCAAACATAAAGATATCATCGTTGCTGCCGGAGGTTCGGCAGGTTGGACACCACCGGACGACTTAAAAACAGTTGTTGACAATGCTTTTGCGTTGATTGACGATGGGGACAACGGCTTTATAGGTTTATATCTAGCTTTTCCGAATATTGATAATTACGTTGCATTTCGTCCGTATTTTTCAGGGACAGCAACAGTGGACTTTGGCGATGGTTCTTCACCTTCTTCATGTACAAACGGCGTTGTCAAAGAGGCATTACTAGATTATAGCAACATACCTGGAAGCATAATTCCTAGTTTGGGGGCAAAGTTGGCTATAATTATATTTAAGGCGACTAGTGATATGCCATTAATTGATATTGATGAGTGGCATTCAACTCTTGGTACTAAGTATGTCGCTGGACGCAATTGGTTTGCCATAAAAGGAAGAACAACTGCATCTGGATACTCACATATGAGAACTGGTTTAGAGCGATTATTAATTATGAATATAGATAAACCAATAACTACTGGTTTTAATTATCCATCAAATTTAAAACAACTCACTTGGAGCGGAGTTGCCGTGGCTTCTCCTAATAACTGGCCTGCTTCAATGTTCAGGTTTTGCAACGATTTAACTGGATTGTATTTTTCTGATTATAATTTGGCTTCTTTACCATGGAGTGATGCTTCTGATATGTCTTACTCAATGCAATCTACGCAATCTGTATTTCCTATGACGTTTGAAGCAGATATCGACAATTGCACGACTCTACTAAGCGCATGGCAGACATCTTATGCGTTTAATTGTATTAAGCTTAATAATAGCGGAAACGTAACTTCCATTCAGAATGCGATATATGGAAGTGGGGTTGAGTGCTTTGAGATGGACGACGCAAGTGGGGTTATAACAACCACGAATTTTACCCGAGCATTGGCAGCTTACAATAATCTAAAACGGTTAATATTAACAGGTTTACCCGTTGGAATTGACATTTCTTATGCGCCAATGACAGCAACTGCTTTGGACGCGTTCTTCACTTCACTAGGAACTGCTAATGGAGCGCAAACAATTACTGTAATTGGTTGTATCGGAGCATTAACTTGTGATACTTCTATTGCTACGGCTAAAGGATATACAGTGGTAACTTCATAAAAAAAGATATGGCAGAAAAAACAATTATAGCACCAAAAGGAAAACTTTACCAAAATGTAAACGATATTTATGTTTGTGGAAAAGAAATTCATCTTGGAATTAACGACACCGAAGCAAATTGGCAACTTATCAATGAAGCTGACAAACCAATAAGACCTGAACCAGAAGAAGAAGAATTATGATCGGAATATTAATTAATGATAAAGATTATTTAGATGTTGACAATTCTGTCAACCTTGAGATGGAATTTCATTCTCCTATCTTCAATGAGAACGCATTCCTTGGTTCATGGACATATAATTTTTCTTTGCCGCTGAGCGCTAAAAACAAAAAGCTGTTAGATCATCCTCACATCCTAGAAAACAGCAAAAAAACGCAAAGCTATGATGTTCAGCTATTTTTGGATAACGTTTTTTTTGAAATTGGCACGCTTACCGTTTCTGATATCGGCACACGTATAAACTGCCGTATGGGCATTGCCGAAAGCAGTTTCCTTTTCAAAGCCAAAAATAAGACGTTGAAGGATTTGGATTTTTGGTCTCTAGATCTTTATTCTCCAGAAACGTCTTATAATCCATTAGCATACTTTAAATATTTGGCTGAAAATCCTGATATTGATAATACAATTGTTTTTTATCCGTATGAAAACAAAAAGCTTGGCGATAACTTTGATTCTGAAGATTTGAAAGATAATTATAACACCAATGCCTTTTATGTTAATTATTATAAAGATGCAGCATTTGTAGAAGATGCTTTTGCTGTAGCCGGCCATTGGATAATATACAATCCTGCTGTTTATGTTGCAAAATTAGTTGAAGAAATTTTCATAAAATTTGGAATAAACATTCAACACAACGAAATGCGCTATAGTAATGCTTTGAAATGGCTAACGCTCTTACATTGCTCTTCTATTAATGAACAAGTTTTCCCTACCTTAAATCTTTTTCAAGACACAGTTAATTTCTCGGATATCGTTCCAGATGTTTTAATTGTTGATTTTTTGAAAGCTCTAAAATCTACTTTTTTATTGATTCCTTTTATAAATAACGGGAAAATGGATTATAAAAGCTTTTTTTCAATTTCTTCTTTAAATAAGTTTTATGATTTTGGTGCGATTGTTAAAGACAGCTTGCTTCCAAGTCCTCGCAAAGGCATTAATTATAAACTTTCTTTAGCAAATCCAAACAAAGACGATTATTTTAAAGACAACGTGAAAGCTTTTGACGTTGATGATTATGAGTCTTTTTCTTCAGGTGCTGTTTTACCAAGTTGGACAACCTATCCAACACCAGGCAGTTTATTTTTATGCACTACTGATAATTTTTTTTACGAATGGGTTTTGAAAGATTCTCCAGTTTCAAATCCTCCTGCTGCAGATGATTTTGAGTGGGTTAAAGTATCATTTAATTTTTATAAAGACTATAATTCAGATGACAGTATTGAAGAAACCGTTGCTATTGAAAGTGTAGCGTGTACTGCATTAAATAATGAAAGTCCTTTCCAAGATGAATTGTATGGAAGCTCAAGAAAGTGGTTTATTCCTCGAATAGAACAACCCATTTGGGTTAAGTACATTTTCAATACCTACGATAACGATCCTGAAGATATTCGTTTTTTGAACTATCTTGGAATGCAAGAAGACAGTAATGGTTGGGAATATCCAATGGCTTCTTATGCTAAAAAATTGCCAAATGGCTCTACCGCTACCACAGGAACTCATCTTGAACCCGATTCCACCTCCGGAGGATTAACTGATTGGCACGAAGCTTATAAAAGAATTGTAGCCGATGAAAATCGTGAGTTTTCATTTCAGAAAGCATTTAATACTATTACTGAATTGAAAAATGCCATCAAATTTGACAGAAAATGGCAAATCGACGGCAGGGCATTCTTTATAAAATCATTGAAAATTTCTTACTCCAACGCATCAGGGCTTGGAATTGCAGAAGTTGAAGCTGTTCAAATATAGTTTTCAAAAATACGTATGCTTTTTTCTTTCTTTTCTTCGCTTACATGTGCGTAAATCATTGTATGTGTAATGGAATGATGTCCTAATATCTTTTGCAGAGTGGCAAGATCGTTAGTTGATTCATAATATAATGTCGCAAAAGTGTGGCGACCAACATGAGTTGTTACTCTTTTTTCTATCCCTACATGTTTCATGATTTCTTTTAAATACTTGTTCATTCTTTGCTCAGAAATTGCATCGAAGATCTGCCCATACACTCTTAAATCCTTTACTTCATTAATCAGATCCTGTGCTTTTTTTATTAGTGGTATTATTATAGTCTTATTATTAATATTCTTTGTTTTTTTTGCTATATTGTACCACTTGTGATTTGAGATTTCCTCAAATCTTATTCGTGATACATCACTATACCTTTGTCCGGTATAACAGGAAAACAAAAACAATCGCAAAACTCGCTGATATTTATATGGGAGGTGTTTTCTCAAATATGCATCCTCTAAAACGTTTAATTCTTCTACGGTTAAATATGTTGGTGTTGTTTTATTCTCTCCTTTTGGGAGTTCAATAAAAGGATTGACCGACGGCGGTGCAATCAACCTTGTGCATGCACTATTCCAATGTGTCTTGATGCGCCTAATAGTATTGTTTTTTGTTGTTTTGCTGTTTTTAAGATTGACCCCAAGCCATTTATAAAATGAATTTATAAAGTCAACGGTGATCTCTGAAAACTTAAGATAACCACCTGCATAGGTTGACAGCTTACTTAGTGCAGATCTATGTTGCTTGGTCGTTCCCTCAGTGTTAATTCCTATCCTGGAGTCAATATTAGTTTTCATGTATTCAATGAAATCTGAATATATGTAAGGGTTTTCAAACTCTTTTTCAAACTTAGCCCTGGTTAACTCTTCATTCATTAATCTGTATCGCACTAATATTTCATTGGCTGCTGCAAGTTTTTTTCCAAGTATTAAATTAATATCTGTAGCTTCTTTTGTTTTTCCTTTTACCTTTTGGAACTTTTCGTCCCATTTTTCTTCTAACACGTTAATATCTGTAGAGACGCGGTAACGCTCATTTCGAGAGATAGACACATCCATGTAAATTTTTTGTTTTCCGGACTTTGAACTCTTATAATCTGATAATCTTAATCTTACAGTAGGCAT